AGCGGTATAGTAATGCAGGGTGTCGAAGGGTGTGAAGGAGTGATTCTTGCTGGGCCTGCCTTTTTGCCACTCCTTCCGAATCCACCCGAAAACACCCGTTCCGCGATTTGATTGGTACAAAAAGTGGTATGAGATTCCTCAGCCATTCTCAGCCCGTCCGGGCAATCTCAATTCCCCTTCAAAGCCTCAACCAGTCCAGCCTTGCCGGCAGCGCACTCCTTGTACATTCCGGCCAGCTCGATATCCATCAACAGCAACTCGCCCATGTCGATCGTCTTCGGTACTGGCGGGATCGGCGGACACAACTGCAGCAAGCCGGCGTCAATTCTTGCGGGCTGACTCGAGGAGCACGCGGCCAGGCTCAGGAATAATGCAGTCGCGATAAATAGTTTCACGCAGCACCTCCGTGCGGCCTTGCTGGTAGATGGTCTTGTTCTCGACGCGAATGCCGGCTATTGCCTCTAGCGTCTTGCCGGATATCTCGTTCACCAGGGCGGCAGCGGCCTCCTGCGCCTGTCGGTCGCGCTCGAGGTCATAGGCGACCTTCCAGGCGTGCACTTGCCAGCCGACTGCGAATGACAGCGCGGCAACCACGGCGTATGCGATGAGGCGGGCTTTATCGATCATGGCTTGCCCTCGAACAGCGCGCGCTCAGCAGCACGGCGGCGAACCAGGCCGGCCAGCGTCTTGCCGCCAGCAAAGACCCAGCGCCCGAACTGCTCCGCGGCGCTGTCATAGTCGCCCCGGTTGAGCTGGTCGAGCAGCGTTGATTTCTCCAGCGCGCCAGGCCCGAGGTTATAAACGAAGGAGACCAAGGCGTCGTATTGGCCCTGAGTCAGCGGCACCTTGACCAGCCGATCGACATAACCCTCGAACCGCTTCACGTCCTCGCGCAGCAGCTCCTCGGCGCGCTCTTTCGTGATGGTGTCGCCCATCTTCACGCCGGCCGTGGTGCCGTAGCCGATGGTTGGGATATCGGCTGGACAGCGATATGCAGACAGGCGCAGCCCCTCGAAGGACTTGATCAGGTCAAGCCCCTTCTGTGATGTGTGCATGTTTTCTCCAGGCGTAAAAAATCCCCGACTGGCGGGGCTGATAGATGTGTTACGGTCGACGCGTGACCCTCACGACTAGAGTGCCCTCTTGCGCGACCGACCCATGCAGGTTGTGAACGAGAATCTGGACAGCCGAAGCGGTTCTGCTGGCGACGTGCCCGACCGCCAAGGAACGGCCAGTAGTGCCAACCGTCACGTAGGCTTGAACGTCGTTCGTTGCATCATCCATCGTTTCTGCGAACGTCGCAGTTATAGCCGCCTGGCTCGTTGCAGCGATTGAACCTGTGGCCACCTCAACAACCCGGTAGATATCCGCCTCGACGGCAGACGTGGCCGACCTGTTGATGCTCACGTTGCGGGTTGTGTTTCCAAAGGCAATGTGTTTACCCAGGCGGCAACCATCCACGCCTTGAACCAGAATGCCCCACTGCTGCGCCGTTGTTGCTCTGTCATCGTAGCCGCACGGCGCAGCAATATTGATGTTCTTGCAGCGATAGCCGTCGCTGGTGGCAGCTACGTTGATGCCGGCCGCGCCGTTGTTACGTCCAGTGACTGCACCCCCTGTGACGTTTTCCGAGCCCAGGAACAACACGCCGTTTTGCTCGCTCAGCTCGCCTACCACATTATCAAGCTGGATGCGACCACAGAACCCATTGAGTCGCTGAACCTGCACACCGTTGCGCCCGCGCTTGCCGCGAACGTTACTGCACTGAATATCCCAGCTGTCGCGAATAAACACAGCATCCCATGTGCTGTTCTGCACGTCAGCGATAACGTTACTCATCGTTATGTCGTGCGCCCCGTCGTTCAGCGCCACGCCGGCATGGCTAGTGGCTCCGATGCGCACGTCGTCGATGATGATCCGCTCGAAAAAGCCGGTCATGTTATTGCCGTCGATCAGCAAAACCTGATTGTTACAGTCGCCGCCCTTGAATCCGCGCACAGCCACGTTTCGGTTGTACCCGCCTGCGCTCGACACAATTGCGAGCCCCTTGGCCGGGGAGCTGACAATTTCGACATCCTCAAAGACGCAGCTACTGGCGTCCACGACAATGCACGCACAGTTGTCGATACCAAAGGTCGTTGAGTTCTGTAGAGCCCGGTTCGCGTCAACGCGCAAACCGTAAACGCGCTGATTCACTGGCGCCGAGAACAGGATAAAGTCATCTGTAGCCTGGGTGTCGTGCAGCTTGAGGAGCGCGCCCGGCAGGAAAACCCATTCGCTGTTGTCGGCATCCAGCCGGACGCCCTGCGGCAGAACGTAGGTTCCGGCTGGGACGATGACGCGAGCCTTCTGCGCTTCAGCCGCCGCACGCAGCTGCTCCCATTTCGCCGCCTCGCTGGAGGGGCTAGTTGCCCCCTGCTCAAGGCTTAGAATGCCGTACATCGCCGGCACCAGCACGCTTGCCGTAGAGCGCTTGCTACGAAGCAGCGCAGCATAAACAGTCTCGCCGTCAAAGCCTACCAGTGCGGCCCCTTTGGCAGAATCTGTCGAATTAGCCAGATCCGTATCAGCATCCCTGAGACCCGCAATAAACGACGCATGGGTGCGCAGATAGTCGTCTGCGGTAATGGGGGATTCGGTGCGGGCTGGCGAATTGCTGGCGGCAGTGGTCGACAGCTCAGATATACTGGCCGGTACTGGCATGGGTTAACTCCAAATTACGGGAAGAGGTGCGCTATGGATTTCGCGGAATGGAAGCAGTACCTCCACTGGCCGATTGCGTTTCTCGGCGTGGCGGTGATGTACAGATTTCAGTGCTGGCTGATTAGCCTGGCTAAGCGCCACCTGCCGCGCGGCAGCAGGATCAGGCGCCTCGTGTTGTGGTCGCGCGCTAACGAGCCTGACTAGTCGTCGACAGCAGCCCAGGCGCCGCGAGTAACGGCAGATAGCTCGCGCCAGGAGCAGGCCTTGGCAGGGTCAGGCCACCATTGAGCGCCGCATTCACGTCTACCGCCTGCTTGGCCTTGGTGGCGCCCGAAACCAGCAGTTGCACCCCCTCATTCAGGCCGACAGGCAGCCGACTCACGAAGCGCAGCAGGTTGGGCGCGGTACTTGAGCCGGCCGGCTTGATCGGCGCGTTTCCGATAGCGCCCGCTGCGCGCAGGATCTGCTGATAGCCTTCCCACCCGCTGTCACCGAACAGCAACTTGCCCTTCTCGGGACCGATCTTGTCCAGCGCCTTGCGCAGCCCGTGGACCGTGAAGCTGCCGCCTGTCTCGCCCTGCAGGGTCGCCGCATCGCGGATATACACCCGCGCCGCGTCGCGCAGCGTGTCGAGCACCGGAACGCCGCGCTCGGCCTGGATCTTGGCCAGCCCTGACATATCGTCCACACCCATCTTGCCGACCAGATCCGGCAGCTGCTCGGCAGTGAACTTGCCCGACAGCACCCGGTCAACCAGCGGATTGGATTCCTGAAACCTGAACCGGTCCGCCGCCGCGCCGCGCGCCTGCTTGAAGGCGCCGGATAGCGCCGCCTGCTCGGTTTGCTCGCCGCCGATAAGGCCGGGCGCCCCGCCCTGGTAGTCGTCCAGCGACTTGATCAGATGCGACTTGACCAGGCCAAGCGCCTTGGCTTCGGCGGGATCGCTGGTCGCGTAGATTCGCCCGTTGAGCGCCTGCAGCCGCTGCATGGCCGTGCCCATATCGAACGGTTCCTTGCCGTCCGAAATCTTCTTGAACCACGACAGCGTATCGGCAGGCAATTTGCTGCCCAGCATCTGCTGATCAAGGTCAATCGAGGCGTCATTGACGAACCGGTGCGGGTCGAGCGGAATGTCTCGCCCGGCCATGTTGCGCGCGGCGGAGTAGAGGTCGTCGGCCTTGGACTTGAGCGAGGCGTCATAGCCCGCCACGGTATCGGACAGGCGCCGGCCCAGCGTGTAATCCGTGGCGTCCGGCGCATTCTTGCGCACATTGTCCAACAGGATCTGGTTGGCATCGCGGAACCGCGCCGACACGTCCGGATTGACGGTGTTGAGGTTGTTTTCCATCCACCAATCGCCCGCGTCCCGAGTCACCCAGCCGCGCGTCGGCTTGATGCCCAGCGCCTCGAAGTCCGCCGCCCGGCGCAGCTCGTCAGGCTTGAGGTTGTCGATTGAGTCAAGCGAGCGCTTGCCGGCCTTGATGATCTGCTTTTGCGCGGCACGCGGCAGCGCGTAGAGGTCAATGCCCTTGAGGGTCAGCTCGCCGGCGATCTCACGCTCTATGTTCTGGTTGGGCACCAGGCTTTTCAGGTAGTCGGACGCGTGACCCAGGCCGCGACCAACGGCAAGGCCGGCCGTACCGCCGATGCCGCCAATGGTTGCGTTCACTGCGCGCTCTCCGGCGCCGCCCGGCTGGCTGATCGCCCCATAGGTGGCGCCCGCCGTCGCAGCCTGCTTGTAGCTGGTCGGATTGGTGACGCCCGACCCGAGCCATTGCAAGCCCTTCCCGGCGGCATTCGCCACGCGCCCAGCATTGAGCGCCTGGACACCCGAGCCGGCTGCCTTGAGCACGTTGCCCCCGGCGAGCATCATGCCGGCGCCCGCGAGGCCCCCGCCGACCATGCCGGCCGTATCGCCCGCGATGGCAGCATCTGCCTCGGGATGGCCCTCGATGCCGAGGCCGAAGCTCTGCAGCAGATCATTGGTTGCCTTGCCAGCGCCGATCAGGCCGCGCTGGATTGGGCCGTAGCCTTCCAGGTGGTCGATCTTTGCTGGTTGGGCAGCGGCCGCCTGTTCCTGCTCGTATCGCGCGCGGAACTCGAACTCTTCCTCTTCGGTCATCACTGCCCCCTTTGCTGCAGCCACTGCTGATAGCGCGCTTCTTTGTCGGGATCGTCGAACCGCTGAACCGCCCCCGTGCGCGGTGCGGCCTGCTCAGCGCCGCGACCTGCCGGAATTTCCATATCGCGCATGGCCTGCTCGCGCGCTGCGGCCTTCTGCTTGATTACGTCGGGGCCGTCGCCGGCAACAGGGAAAAACGTCTTGATGTTGTTCTCGACCTCCCCCTGCGTAGCCGCTGCGCCCGTCTTGGCGCGCAAATAGGCCTCCGACCACTGCCGCTGCGACTGCCCTGCGCGCTGCGCTGTATCGCCCGCCGCCCAGTTCAGAAACGGCGTGCCGGTTGCGGCGACGGCCAGCGGCGACGGCGCCTCGATCTTGTCCAGATCATTCGAGGCAGACCGCATCTGACTGAGGTAGAGGGTGTTCTTGCCTTCCGATTCGGTCAGTTTTGGCACAGTCGTGGGCGCGGTCAGCGGCGAGCCGTCAGGCGCGGTCAGCGGCCGCACCTCGTTCGTGCCTTTGTCGATCAGGTAGGTTGCGCCGTTGTTGGACTTGAACACTTCCGTCCGGGTGGCGGTCTTGTTGATGTTGTTCGTCTCGCGCAGCACGTCGTTTGCGTCACGACGCACAGCCACACCCGCCCAGCCACGGCGGCTCGCGTCGATATCAGCAGGCGACAGCCCCATCTGGAACGACTGACCTGCCGTCGGCTTGACGAACTGCTTCTGGTCGCCGGTATCAACCAACTGCGGCGCCATGTAGCCCGCCAGCGGCCCGCCTACCTGCTGCCCGTAGTCGTCGTATTGCGCCACCTGCTTGCTGCCGTCCGGGCCTTCGATATCGACCGTGCGCGCGACCTTCGCCTTGCCGTAATTCGGCGCCTCGGCGTAGCCCTTGATCAGATCCGGCGCTACGCCCAGCTTGGCGGCGGCGATGGTGTCGAACCTCATCGAGCCGTCCGGGCCTTGGGTGTACAGCGTCGGGATCGCCGCCTTGATTTTCTCGGCCTCCTCGCGCTTCAACCGCTGATCTTGCAGGGCAGATGCCGCGCTGTAGCCCGTCAGGCCAGCCAAGCCAGCCCGGCCGATGTTGTTGATCGGAGTGCCACGGTTAGCCCCGGCGAGACCGCCGAAGCCCGCCGCGAGCAGGCCTTGCCCCATCGGGGAGGTCGCGAAGTCGAGCAAGCCTTTCATTTCCATTACGCAAACCTCCGCGCATTGCGGCGCTGTGCGCGAGCCTGCGCATCGGCGGCAAGCTGGCCGCTCGGGCTGTTGTTGGCCAGGCTTGCGAGCACTTCGCCGCCGCCCTGGCCAACTTGAGGGGCGGCGCCCTGGATGGGCTGTTCGTCACCGGACTGGCTCATGGCCTGCATGCCCACGCCCATCAGCGGCGTGAATTTGTTCGCCGTATCGAGCAGCCCCGCCATCTTGCCGGCACCGCCTGCCGCCATTTCGGAGGCACCCATCGAGCCCGAGACGAGCGGCTGGCCGAGGCCAAAACCTGCGGACGGAGCGGCAGCGCCTGCGGCAGAGGCAGCGCCCCCAGCAGCAGCCGAGCCACCCCCCAGCAGCCCGCCAATCGCAGGAGCGGCAGCGCCTACGCCGGCACCCAGGCCAGCGCCGAGCAGTGCGCCCTTGAGCGGCTTTTTGCTGGTCAATGCGCCGCCCGCCGCGCCAATTGCCATCGGAATCAGTAGTGGGAACATTATTTGCCGCCTCCGCCTTTTTGCGTGGTTGAGCTGCTAGCGCCGAGATTGGAGCCGAACACACCGGACATGGCGGCCAGTTGCTTGTACGGCAGATCCTGCTGTTCCTGAAACTGCTGATATTTGAAGTCCAGCCCCTGCTGCGCCTGATCCTGCTGGACCTGGCCGGCGTTCATGAGCTGGCCGGCGTCTTGGTACGCCTGATTGCCGAACTGCTGCGCCATGCCGATGCTCTGCATCTGCCGCGCGCGGTCGCCTTCGTAGGCTTGGCCGTACATTTGCGCGGCCACGTCACCCAGGTTGTTGGCGAACTGCTCCTGCAGGCCGGAATTGCCGAAGCTGCCCGAGGACACGGCGCCGGTATTGAACTGCGAGCGAACCGAGTCTTGAGCCTTGCCCACCATCTGATCCAGGTAGGGGTTGGTCTGCCCGCCTTGGATGTTCTGGTTCAGCGCCGCCTCGGCGTTGTCCATCGTCTGCGAGCCGCTCATGGCGCGCTGCTGGATCATGTCCAGGCCTTGCTGCTGCGTGCCGTTGAGGTCGGCGAAGCGGTTTGCTGTGTAGGGGTTGAACTGCTGATTGCCGAGGTCCATCGCCTTTGCCGAGTAGGCCTTGGCGAGCGGCTTCAGCTCTTGCGGAATGCTCTGCGTGGTCGTAGAGCTTTGTTTGCCGCCGCCTCCGCCGCCGTGCGGTCGGATCTTCTCGCCGGGCAGGGTCGGCCAGCCGCCAATGGACGGGCCTCCGAACTCGGCGCTTAGCTCATGGTTGAGCTGGTCGAGGGTCATCACAGTTGCACCTCCAGTGTCTCGTAAACGGGCGCAAACCCGGCCAATCGTTTGTACAGCCGGGCCTGTGCGGGCTTGGCGGCGCACCTGAGCGCGGAACAGCCGTGGGCCTCGGCCAATGCCTTGGTTTCAGCCACAAAGCGCTCGAAGTGCCCGCCAGGCGCCCACAGCTCGTACACGTAGAGCGCGCGCATATTGGGCAGCTGCTCGATGCCCAGCACGGCCCAGCCGACGATTTCATTGCAATCGGGGCCGCCCTCATCCATGCGGACGAGGATCCGCTCGCCGCGCGAGAGCATCATTTTCAGCTGGTCGCCGGTAATCTCCCCGCCGCTGGTGGCGCAGGCCTCAGCCAGACGACAGGCGCCCTCTTTCCAGGCGCGGTCGATATGCGTCGACGGCACCACGATCAATTTACTCATCAGGCCCCCGTCAGAAACCGGCACTCGACCCACGTACCCGGCGTGCCGCCGGAGACGCATTGCCAGCCGTGAATCACGTATTTGTTTGGTGAAGTACCCAGCTCGACCGGTGCGCTGTTGCGCACAAAGTCGCCCTGAGCCCAGGCGCCACCGGTCGGAGCAGTCGTCAGTGCGTTGTAAGCCGCCGCGATGCGCCCCTCGGCCAATTGGTTGATCTGCACGGCGTGCTCGCGCAGCACCCGCTCAAGGATCGGGTCGTTTTTGGCGATCCGGGGCGTGGCATTGATCCGGCTCATCGGCGACCTGCTGCTTTGAATTTGGCGTTCATATGGGTCACGCGGACGGGGCCGACGAAGTTGATCGTCGCCTGGTGCCAGCGCGCCGCACGCAGGGTGTCGAACTTGCCGTCATTCATGGCCCCGCTTGCGCCTGCCGTGAACACGCCGCCGCTGTTGGTCATGTGCCAGGCTTGCGCTGTCGCGGAGGCCGGCGCCGTGGCGTAGCGGAGGCGGATCTGCTGTAGGCGCGAGACGGCATCGTCGTCGCCTACCTCGCCCGTCGTCAGGCCGCTGGATAGCGATTCGCCCGCGTAGCTCTTGAGCTGGTTGCTGGTGTCGAAGATCGACAGCACCCGCGCACCGGCCGCCCAGAATGGCGAGTCAAAGCCCACGGGCGGCAGGTCGTCATAGGTGGCGCCGTACTGGTCCCAGGTGTCATAGGTGACGCCGGGTGAGACGTGAATCAGCGCCGCCTGAATGTTGCGATTGGCCCGCCCCCACTGCTTGGTCTGGACGTGATAGACCAGCGCCGAATCGCACTCGGTCGCACCCGCGGACGGGTAGAAGACCCACACGCGGTTGTTCTCGCGGTCGAAGACGCAGGCGGTTTTGTAGAGGTATTCGGCGCTGGCGTTGTCGACGAACCAGCGGCGCACCACGCCGTCGCCAATCGGGACCGGGCGCGTGCCGTCGAACAGGTAGAAATTGTCGGGGCCAACGAAGAAATGCACGCCACCGATGTCGCAGAGCGCATTTTTGCCCACACAGCCGGCCTCGCCGCCCGCCACTTGCGTCCAGTCCCATATAACAGGCGGGCCGACGTACTGACCGAGGAACATCGAGCGTTGCTTGTAGGCAATGGCGTATTCGCCCAGCCGCGCGCCTGCGCTGAGATGTCCAGGGGTGGCGACCAGCCGGCCGGAGGCTGCTTGCGTGGTCAGCGATTGCGTCCAGTCGGCGTCATCGAACGCCGCGCAGCAGTGCCAGCCGTCCGGGCTCGCGTCGGTGTTCAGCGCCATAACGAACGAGCCGACTGAAAACACAATGTCGGCCTTTGGGGCTGTCGCGATATCGGCAAAGGCGCTATCGGTCGAGCGCTGAATCTTCTGGCCGCCACTGGCCGCCAGGGTCGAATCGCCAAATTGCGCGAAGGACCAGCGGGTGTCGGCGCTACCGGCATAGCCGCCAACGCGGCTGCGGTCGACCCAGGCGCCGTCTACCAGCTCATAGAGCGCAGTCTCGGTGCCGGCAATCAGGCGGCGAGTGTTGTCGAGGTCATAGACGACCGCAGCGCCCCGGCAGGCAGCGGGCAGCGCAGGAATACCACCAGGCGCCAACGGCTCGGGCGCGCCTTCCATGCCGATCAGGGCGGGAATCAAGTTGGTGCAGTCCGACAGCAGGCCGGGCGTAGTCTGGTCGGCGTCAGGGGCGAATCCAATGAGCGGGACCATTAGCGTGCCCTCGCAACAAGGGGGCCGGCGCGGCGCTGGTCGTTGCCTTGCAGTTCGGACAGGGCCTGATCGAAGCGCATCTGCCAGAGCGACGGATCGTCACCTACGTACAGGGCCGCCTCAGCCAGCGCGCCGAACAGGTACAGGCTCGGGGCGGTATCGCTGACCCAGTTGGTTGTCGCGGTGGCAAGCGCAGGAATCCGCACATAGAGCACGCCCTGCACGCTGCCTGCGCCGTCGAAACGCAAGGACGCGCCATCCCAGGCGTACATGGTCGGAATGCCATCGCCGCCAGCGGCAACGACGGATTCGAGGGACTGCGCCGCGAGCGGATTGCGCTCGTAGTTCGGCACCCACAGCGCCTTCACGTCGAGGACGTTGGCGGCCGGGGTGATGGTGTTGTTCGTGATCGCAGTCGCGGCCAGGGTCGTTTCCATCTGCCGCACGCGCAGGTGACGGCTCAAGCGCTCTTCAGTCAGCGCGATAAAGTCCGGGATTCTGGCCGTGAGGTCGTCGCGGTTCATCCACTGGGCG